TTGTTCGTAAGGAAACTAATTCACCAGGATCAAAGGTTAAATTCAAAGTTTCTTATGACCAAGTTAGTAGTTTACCTCATTTAGATTTAGCTATGGTATTTTTCCCTAATGGTTTTGATGTGCGTGATATGGCGAAATGGTTACCTATTCATAAACCTATAGCGTCTTTTCCAGGCACTTTAGCACTGAGAAAGAAGGATGCAACTTGGCATCAATCGCCTGTATTTGTTAATATGAAACATGTTACTCATACATTTTTGAAGAATATGTATGGTGGAGATTATAATTCTCCTTTAGTAGGTGATGGTGCTTGCATGGGTGTTGTTGTTGCAAACACAAAAACTCCTGCAATTGTAGGATTTCATATAGGTGGTAATGAGCGAAATTATGGTATTATGCAAACTTTAATTTTATCTGATTATGAAAGTCTTTTAGCTCAATTAGAGAACCAACCTGGTGTGATTTTATCAGCGCACGCTGTTGATTTACCAGAATCTCAATGTGGTTTACCTTTATTATCTAGTAATACTATACACCATAAAGCTCTAATGATAAAGAGTATGGATGCTAGAGATTATTTGGAACCTTTAGGTTCTGTTAGATTAAGAAGTTCCCAGAAGAGTTGTGTAGTAAAGTCTATTATATCAGATGCTGTTGCAGATTGTATGCATTATCCCAATAAATGGGACAAACCTTGTTTAACTCCTAATTGGATTCCTTTTAATGTTACTTTAAAATTATTAGCAGATCCTCCTGAAATGTTCTTTCCACATGAATTGGAGCGAGCAAGACAGGATTGGGTGAAACCATTAATTCCATTATTCACTGAATATATTAAAACTGAAGATGTAATTCCTTTGACATTGAAACAATGTATTTTAGGTATACCTGGTAAGCGTTTTATTGATGCTATACCTATGGATACTAGTATGGGGTTTCCAATTTTTGGTCCTAAATCACATTATTTTGAAGATATAGTGATTAATGGGGTACTAGTTGATAGAAAACCGTCTCCAATAGTTATAGAGGAAATGGAGCGTATGGAGACAGCATGGCGATCTAATAAACGAGCTTACCCTGTAGCAACAGCTACATTGAAAGATGAGCCTACTTTGGTTTCAAAACAAAAAGTGCGTGTTTTTCAAGCTATTTCAATAGCATTTGGTTTACATATTCGCAAATACTTTATGCCATTGATTAGTTTTTTACAACATCATCCTCTTGCTTCAGAATGTGCTGTAGGAATAAATTCATTTTCACCACAATGGCAGGAATTAATGTCATATGCACAACAGTATTCTCAATCAGAGGTAATGGCTTGGGATTATTCTAAATATGATACGCGCATGAATTCACAGGTTACTAGAGCCGTATTAGTTACACTCATCGATTTAGCTAAATTAAGCAGATATGATTTAGATCACATTACGATAATGAAAAATATGATTGTTGATTTTACTCATCCTTTGATGGACTATAATGGTACTTTGATTCAGCTTTATAGTTCCAATCCTTCGGGTAATAATTTAACAGTAAATGTTAATAGTATTGTTAATTCTTTATATGCTAGATGTGGATTTTATTCAGTATATCCAGATGCTGATGATTTTAGATCCGCAGTTGCTTTAATTACTTATGGTGATGATGGGTTTTCTACTGTTCATGAGGAATATAGACGCTTTAATTTTTTAACATATCGCGATTATTTACAACAATATGATATTAAAATTACTCTGCCAGATAAAGTTTCAGATGCGCGAGCTTTTTCTTTAGCTAAGGACACTGATTTCCTTAAGAGATTGTCAACTTATCTTGAGCCTATAGACCATTATATAGGTAAGTTGGATGAAGACTCGATTTTTAAAAGTCTTCATTGTAATTTGAAAT